TTTGGGACCGGCACTTACCTGCCGTTGGCGTTTCAAACCGGTGGCAGCGAACGGGCCCGCATCGACACCTCCGGCAGGTTGCTGGTTGGTACGTCTACTGCTCGTAACAACATGTATGGCGCATCGTACTCGCCAGCTTTTCAAGTAGAAACGGCAGGGACATTTACGGAGCGGACAGTTAGCTTTGGCTACAGCGGAAATGACAACGGCGGGGCGATTCTTACTCTTCTTACAAGCAGGGGAACCACTGTCGGATCAAATACTCTTGTTCAAAGCGACGACGAGTTTGGGAAGGTCAGCTTTACCGGCACTGATGGAGCGAAGGCTATTCCTGGCGCTCAAATTGCTGCCTATGTAGACGGTACCCCGGGCACTAACGACATGCCGGGCCGCCTAGCTTTCCTTACCACCGCCGACGGAGCAAGTGCCTCAACTGAGCGGATGCGAATCACGAGTGCTGGCGCTGTCGGCGTCAACCACGACAGCACAACTGGCTCCTTCGTAGGGAGCAGGGGGTTTTCAATCCTTTACGGGGCGTCATCCACTAGAGGTGGCTTTATCTCGGGGCATAGCGACATAGGCCTGTTTGTTAATCGCGCTATCACCGACGGCAACGTAATTGAAATACGCCAAGACGACATCACAGAGGGTGCAATCTCTGTCTCAGGTACCACCGTCACCTACGGCGGCGGCCACTTGGCTCGCTGGTCTCAACTCCCCAACGATGGCGACCCCTCTGATCTGCTCAAGGGCACCGTCATGTCCAACCTGGATGAGATGTGCGAGTGGGGCGAGGAGGACAACGAGCAGCTCAACAAGACAAAGGTGAGCGATGTTGAGGGTGACGCCAATGTGGCAGGCGTGTTTGTCTCCACGTCGTTCGACGAGAATGGCCCTCTGGACTTCTTCGTGGCAATGACGGGTGACATGATCATCCGCATTGCTGATGGGGTCACGGTGCAGCGCGGTGACCTGCTCATGTCTGCTGGAGATGGCACAGCCAAGCCCCAGGGCGATGACATCGTACGCAGCAAGACCGTTGCAAAGGTGACTTCAACCAACGTCACCTGCACTTATGACGATGGCAGCTACTGCGTGCCTTGCGTGCTGATGGCTTGCTGAGGCCCACTGGCCTTGCTTACTGATCACCCCGCCCATCTCACCCATGACCACCACGTTTACATGGAGCATCACGCAGGTAAGGCGAGAGATTGCTGACGGCTACGTATTCCAAGTCGAGTACCTGGCTACAGCAGCTGAAGGCGGGCTTGCAAGCAGCTGGGTAGGCAGCGTGGATCTGCCGCGGCCAGAGGGAGAGATGATCTCCTTCTATGCGTTGACTGAAGACCTGATGCTGGATTGGGTGCAGCAACAGCTTGGCGAGGATGGGGTCAACAAGGTCCTGTCTACCTTGCAAGCTGGCATTGACCAGCAGAAGGTCGTCACGGTTGCCACTGGTCTCCCGTGGCTGATGGAAGCGCCTGACACTGTCATGGTCCGTGCCCGTGATGAACTGGGCCAATACATCGGGGATGACCCAGTTACCCCCGAGAATGAGGCCTACGTCGAAGTCCCCCTTTCTGAAGCCTGATGGCCGTACGCAGCAAGACCGGCACTGCTCGCATCGAGCACGTCCCTGGCAAACCCAAGAAGACCCGGCAAGGCCAGGGCCAGCACAGCAGGCCTAAAGGAACTCGGAAAAAAATGAGAGGCCAGGGGCGGTAGTACCCGGCTGGCCTGTTGCTGGGTAATCTGCGCAGGAGCAGGCCAGCGCACCCGAATGTTTGAAACACTCGCCGCCGCGGGCATCGTCGGGACCGTCGGAGCCCTGTGGAAGATCGCCATGGAGAACGTGGCCATGCGTACCGGCCTAAAGGTCGGCATGGATGCGGTCATCCATGAGCTGAAGTCCCTAAGGGACGAGCTGAGTAAAGACATCAGGACCCTTGAGGAGGACATCAAGGACCATGAGTTCAGGCTTCGGGACCTGGAGAAGAAGCCATGAGTCCCCTGGAGCAGTCCCTTGAAGGCCAGCTGGCACAAGAGGCTCGCCAACGGGAGCTGCTTCAGATGTATGAGGACGGAGAGTACGGGGACTTGCTGGCCGCGGCGGAATTGCTGAATGTGGCGCTGGGACAACAGCAGACCATCAGCAAATGGCTGGCCAAGGAAGCAGCGGATAACCTTGGCGAGGCATGGCAAGCATCACGGAGGAACTGTGCAAGCTGAAACTGAAGTGCTGGTTGGTCTGGGGCTGTTCGTCGCCAGTGAATTGATCGGCATGAGCCGGTTGAAGTCCAACAGCGTGCTGCAGCTGGTGTTGATGACAGCTCAACGGGCATTTCCGTATGAGCTGAAGCGCAAAGAGTTGGAGCAAGAGGCTGAAGCACCTGTGCGTCGCACGACCACCAGGCGTCGTCGTCAGTAATCCCACCTGACACGTGGTTTGCCGGGCCTTATGCCTTGATGGATGAACCCCTTAGGGGCTCCATAGCCCAGGGAGTAAGGCCATTCCTTATCGGCCCACCTCTGGAGGGTGTAGACGGACACGCCGTCCAGGTACCAGTCGATGGCGCCCTTATCGGGAGCGTTGTACAGGTGTTCCGACTGGGATGAGCCACCTACGGAAAGGTTGATCGCTGGTGGGCGGTAGCCACTGGTGATGATGATCGGCTTCCTGAAGTAGTCGCGGGCCTTCTGGGCGAATTGGCAGAGGAACAGGGCCGTATTGCACTGGTACTGGTACTTGAAGCGCCGTGCTTCCGACTGCAGCGTCAGCTCCCCGTACGTGATGCTGGGCGTCAGCTTGTAGGAGAAGGGCGAGGAGGGCCTGAAAGGGTCCTGTGCGCCGCTGGAAGCCGCCCGATACAGCTCTGCGAAGTCAGAGAGCTGCTCGGGGGTCAACTGGCCTTGTAGGGCGTTCCAGGCGGCAATCTGATGAGGCAGTGCTTCGTAGTGCTTGGCCGCATCAGTGAGGCGGATGGTGCTCATGGGGCAACAGCGGGGTCTTTAGGGAAGATTTGCGGCGTCGGCACCTCAAAGGGGAGCTGCTCCCAGACGTCGTGTTGCACAGCGACGTCCCAGGCCTGCTCTTCACTGAAGGCCATGACGATGGTCTGGAAGGATCCTTTCACCTTCTCGCCGCCGTACCCAACGAACATGCCAGGCAGGCGAATGACAAAGGCCCGTGGGCGCTTGGGTTTAGGTGCGAGCTGTGGTGATCCAGGATCCGCCATCTTTCTTTGGAAGATCCGCAAGGCTGAACCCAAGAAAGCGAGCATCGACGGCACCTTCAAGTTCTCCGCGGTGTGCCGCCAGTTCTAGGTCCCACAGCTCCAGCTTTCTTTCCTTCATCGCCCGGTCTTCATCAACTGCAAGGCTCTCGTTCCAGTACTGGATGGCACCAGCCAAGGCATCAAGGCGGTCATCGTGCTGCAGGCAGCCCTTATCGACGGTGATGTGGGTGAGCTGGTGGAACAGCTGGTAGGCCAGGCGCTTCTCAATGGCGTCGTCATCCCGCCCTTTGCAGTCGTTCTCCACCACAGAGCGGTTGACGACCAGGCGGTGTTGGTTGAGGACCGGCTCCATCGCATTGATGATCCGCCGTTCCTTCTGCACGTTGCTGCGCACCGGCTCGATGGTGCATGGGTGATGCAGTTGCAGGTGTGGCTTGAGGAGGTTCTCCAGCATCCCTTGGCCGAACTGGTCCTCCAAGAGGATCAAGTTGACTTTGTGGCGCTTGGCGGCCTGTGCCATGGCGACCAGGACGTCATCGGTGTAGCCATCACGGAAGGCACCGACGTCGAGGACATACAGGTTGCCGTTCAGGTGGGCGACGATGGCGTATGCGGTCTCGTCTTGGCCGCGGCCTGAGGGGTCAATGAACATGACGCAGCCCTGGAAGGGCAACCACTCGCCGTGGATGTACGCAGGGCGGTGGTAGTAGTCACCTGTGAAGCCAACAGCTGGCAGATCAGCGATGCGGTACTCGGCACCAGAGGACCACACGAGCTTCTCGGGGGCGTGATCTGACACCTCCAGCACCATGAGGTCCGCCAGCTTGAGTGGGAACCGCTCCAGGTCCGACAGGGTGGTGTCGAGTTGGAACTGCAACGCAAACGCTGACCGCCCGTAGGAGGTCTCCCGCTCCAGCAGGTCCAGCTCAGAGAAGCGATCAGGGTCTGTGGGCTTGTTGACCAGCTCCTTGGGTGGAGACACCAGGCATGGCGCCAGGTTTTCGCCGTACTTCTCTGGCTTGACGGGGTACCGGGATGGCCAGATGCGGGTGAGAAAACCCCGTGGGGCCAGCTTGGTGTAGATCGACTCCTCCGACTGGGGTGTGCCGAGGTACACGATGCGGCCATTGGGCTTGAGGATGGCGTTGAACTCACCCACTGCTGCCAGCAGCTTCTCCCGCATCCCCACCGACCAGCTGGTGGTGGGTGTTTCGACGTCGTCCGCAAGGATCAGGTCAGCCCGGGAGCCTGTCAGCTGACCAAAGATGCCCACGGACTTCACCGATGGGCTCTGGTCGGGTTGTGCAGGCCGTACATCGAAGCGGTTGGATGCTGCCCGTTGCTCATCCCGATCAGGGTCCAGGCATTGAAGGATGGGCATCTCACGGATCAACCGGAGACAGAACTGCGCAAAGTCATCAGCCCGGGTCTTAGAGGCTGACACCACCATGATCTTGAGCTGTGGGTCGTTCCGCAGTAGCCACAGCACATAAGCGGCACTGATCCAGGACTTACCCACACCCCGGAAGGCTTGGATGATGGTTCGATTGCCCCCGCCTTGGAGGTACTGGGCAATGTCCAGCTGGATGGGAGTGGGGTCCGGCAGGCTCAGGTGCCGCCAGACGACCACCAGGAAGTACTTGAAGTCTGAGGCGAAGGGCTCAGGAAGCTGATGGAAGGCAGTCCTGGCCCTTGCCATCAGGCAGCCCTACGGGGCTTCATCTGGACCACCTTCTCCAGGTCCGGCAAAGACGACACCAGGTCCCCAAATGGTGTGGCTTCCACTGGCTGGGCACTGATGCCGTTGGACTTCAGGAACCGCTCCAGCACCGACAGCTCACTGCTGCTGATGGTCCCTTCATCCAGCTTGATCTTCAGGTGCTGAGCCAGCCCTGCATGGAGATCAGCGAGGAGCTTGTTGGGATCGTCTTTACGGGCCATGGACCCTCCTCGTTGGAAATGGTTGGGGGAGAGAGCCTGTGGTCTTATCCCTCCCCCGCAGCACCCACCACAGGCACCAGACACACCATAGCGGTACGACGTCCCCCCAGGTCAACAAGGGCCCTAGGGACACCAGTACGCACGTACCAAGCAATAGTAGATAAAGAACTTATCTGGGGGGGCCCCCCCTACTTAGGTTAACCATGGTCTACCTAGGTCAATAGGTGTAGCTCTGCTACACCGGTACAGGTCCACTGCGTAGCCAGGGACAAGAGATGGGCGGTAGCCCATCCGCAGTCCCCAATGCACCTACAACCATGGTCTACCTAGGTAATAAGTAATCTCCTTATGTATTCCTATAAAAGACAGCAAGGAGAACAGCCAGACAATTAACAGCCAAACAGCCATACAACCTCTGTTCAATTAAGTACAACGGGGGGAGCCGGGGTGGGCCGAATTTTGGTCCGAAAATGCGAGGGGCCTTACGCCTATGTGCCTGGGCCAGCTACCCCCCTCCAGGGGGTGCCTGGTCGGACCTGAGAGGGCCAGGGGGGGTGCCATGCAACAAGGCCCCGCAACACGGAGCCCTAAGCCCTTGGTATGACAGGGATCCCAGGGGACTGCAGATCCCTAGGGGGCCTAGGTTTTGAGAATGATTCCCAGTCTCCCTGGTCACCTGAGCAGGCCTGAGTAAGCGAGGGAGATGTACGCCGCCCCTTCAACCCAGTCCACCTCAGTGGACCTTGGCGCTCGAAACGGCCTGGGCTGGCCACACCCCCAGATCTGGTGCTAGGTTGGATACAGGCAAGGGAGACCAGGCCGACCCACCACGCAACACCTGCCATGTACGTGACCTACGAAGACAGCGTGCTCGATCACGCCGACCACCACGGCAACCTGAGCCGTGGGGACGCAGCCAAGCTTCTTCAGGACCACGGCTTCACCCTGGACGACCTCTACGAGGACAGCCATGGGGTTAGCTGGGTCCACCTGGACGAGCGCAACGCCGAGGCCCTGCTGGCCTGGCTTGGCTACTGATCTCAGCCCGGAGCCCTTCGGGGTTCCCTGCTGGGCTCACCAGCACCCACCACGCACCTAGACAGATGACCGCAACTCTTTACCCCTGCGACTACTCCCACCAGCTGCACACCATCTCCACGGATGACAGGCATCGGGTGACCGTCCGGCAGATCATCGACGCCATCGACGCTTGGGTGCAGTTCAATCTGCAGACTGAGCACGGCCTGGCCATCAACGGGCAGGAAATTTACTGGCTCGACTACGCCGAGGGCCAGGGCCACCAGGTACCGGCTCACACCGGCCCGCTGCTACGGCTTGGCGTCCGGCCCGGCAGCAATGAGGGCTGGATCCTGGCTGCTTACGTTGAAGGCAAAGCCACGCCAATTCTGAGCGCCAAGCTTTGGACCTTGGACGCTGCCTGCCAGCTGATGGCTGCCCTGACCCGCGCCAGTGCTGACTGCCTGGTTTGACCCTCTCCCAGGGCCCACACCGGGTCCTCTGAGGGGCTCACCCTCCCGCTCTGGCGTCAGCCAGCAGGGAGGGCCCACCCTCACCCACCACACCGCACCTAGACAACATGGACACCACGTACAACGGCTGGCGCAACCATGCGACGTGGGCCATTGGCCTGCATTGCATGGACTCCGTCGTCAGCTGGATCTGCGATGACCTGGACAGCTGGGGCAAGGATGACGACCTGGACTCAGCCGTCGCCTTGTTTCAGGATCTTTTGGCTGAGCAGATCGAAGCGTCTGGCGTGGCCACGTATCCCCTGCTTTGGGATCTGCTGGATACGTCAGACATTGATTGGTACAGCTTGGCTCGACATGCCCTCGAAGCAGCTGAGATCCCTCAACTGGTTGAGGCCTGAGCCATGCGCCAATTCCTGACTGTGCTGGCCACTGCTGCAGGTTCCGCCGTCCTATGGGCGGCCACCCTGCACGAACTGGCCAAAGCCCCGGTGACCCACACCGGAACCCAGCCCTACCACCAGGTAGACCGCTGATCCCATCACGGAGGGGCCCCGGCCCTTCCCTGCTGGGTTCACCAGCACCCACCCACCCATACCCACACCGACCGATGCAAACCACCATCCGCCTCGGCTACTACCTCACCCCCCAGGAGCACGACGACAGGGCCAACAGCTGGGCCGACACCGCATCCCGCACCATCGCAGCTGGCCACCCTGTCACCATCGAAGGGATCGACTGGCAGCCTGCCTGCCAAGCTCACGGCTTCTACGGCGCCATCCTGAAAGTGAAGGCGGCACACCGCCAACGCAAAGCGGCAGCCGCGGCCAACACCTGACTCTCTCCCAGGGGGCATCCCGCCCCCTCTGAGGGACTCACCCTCACCCACCACCACACACCCCTAAGAACCATGGCCTTACGTCTGGACGCGGTGCGTCGCATCGCCTCTGACCTGGATTACACCGTCGAGCGGGCAGCCGTAGACCACGGCCTGCCCATGCACGATGTGTGGGACGCAGATGACCACTACCTGGGGCGCCTCACCCTGCGAGGGTTGCGCCTGCTGATTGGCTCTGTGTCTGAGCAGGATTAAGAACCACAACAACGCCAGGTCCAGCCACCTCTCGCCGGGGCAGGCTGGGCCCGGTTCAACCCACCACCACCCATGAAGAGATTCATTGTGTTGGCCCTGGCCATTGTGTTGGCCCCGGTCACAGCATCAGCCGATGACTTGCGTTCCTCTATCACTGACTTCTGCGCTGCCATCGTGGATGCCAACCAGATGGGCATCAGCGCAGCTCCTGGCACTGTGTTTGCAGAGCGCATCATCCGCCGCGCTAAGTCGGACTACAGCTACGTCGAGCTATGGCACCTGGCCAAAGGCATGGGCATCCCGTCCTGCCGTGCCATGTGGTGACCATGAAAGGACCTGCTCATCACCTGCTGTTGCAGGCAGCAGCCCGCCTCAATGCAGACGGGCACGTCGAACTGGCAGCAGACATCCTGCAGCTGGCCAGGCAATGGACACCGGAATCAGAGCAGCAACTCGTTGGTCATCCCAATGTGTTGCCACTGCAGCAAGGCATGGAGCCCTTGCATGACACGTGACGTCGCACTGAACACGGCCACCATTGTGTTGGTCCTTTGGTCCCTCGTCGGACTGGCTCACCAGATGAGCCACCCACCTACACCCACCCCACCTATTCCCCATGACACAAGAACCCACAGACCTGCAGCTGGCCCAGCTCTACCGTGACTGGTGGAAGGACAGCTACGGCACCAGCCCCAACTCACAGGCCACCGTCATTGCCATTGCATGGGCCCGCCATGTGTTGGCTACCCAAGAGGCAGGCAATGACTGACCTTTCCTCCTCTGCTCAGGCGGTGCTGGATGCCTTTTGGAAAGGCCTCATGTACCCAGACGATCTGAATGGAAGCAACATCGCCGCGGCCTTGCGAGCTGCTGCGGAGCAGTTGAGCTACGCCAGGGGGCCTGGCCTTGTTGTTGACGTTGACGACATCCTCGCTATTGCCACTGAGCTGGAGGCCTATGTCGATGACTGACACCCAAGTGATGGCGACGCTGCGCAATGAGCTGCTCAACGCCATGTATGCCACCTTCCCCAGGCCGTTGGACAAGCGGACATTGGGAGAGGAGTGTCGGACTCGGTTCCTGACACGGGATAAGCAGTGGTACACCGACGCCCTCAACGAACAAGTGAAGGTGCTGGAGTACTCGGGCCTGGTCCGCCCGTCCAATGGGGGCTACACCCTCACGGAACGGGGACGCATGGACAGGCAACAGGCTGCCCGCTTCTTCCCTGTCACCACACCACCCGATGCGGCATGACCACTGACACCAACGCCATGCTGGCCGAGAGAGGCCAGCGATACGGTGACTTCATGGGCCATGCCCAGGTCACCATGAGTCTGAAGCTGGCCATCCGCAGCCATGTGTACAGCAAAGACATCAAGATGCAGCCCGACCAATGGGAAGCACTGGACATGATCTGCCACAAGATTGGTCGGATCGTGAACGGTGACCCCAACTACGTGGACAGCTGGCAAGACATTGCTGGCTACGCATCCCTGGTTTCCAACCGCTTGAGTGGCAATGACCTCCCCTTCGGATGACCTGCTGACTCGGTGCCTTGCCGAGTACTGGGACCCCAAGCACAGCGTTGCTGTGTTGCGCAGCCGTAGCCGGATGCGTGGTGTGGTTCAGCTGCTGGCTGATGAGCTGCGCAGCTGGGCACCTGATGAAGGGCAGGCCAGGATCTGCCACCTGGCCATCAACGAGGTGGCCGACCGTTTACTCCGTGACACCCAAGACGATGCCTTACCAACCTGAATGGCGACAAGAGGATGAGCAACGGGTGCGCTCGATGGAGTGCCTCTACCTCATTGACCAACGCGACAAGTCTGACCACCCACGCCGCCACACCTACACCGGGTTGTGGGAGCAGTACCGGGGGCAGAAGGCCAATGGCTAAGCGCGAGAACTACGTCCTCACCTGGCAGGAGGACGACCGCCCTGTCATTGGTGAAGGACTGAGCCGCACTGCCAACATGACCGACCCGTTGTGGCTGGTGGATGTGGAGTTTGGCGCTGGCCCTCGCATGAAGAGCACCGTACGTGCAGCCAACAAAAGGGATGCACTGAAGTACGCAAAGAATCGCCACCCCAAAGCATCAAGCATCAACGTAATTGGCCGAGCCCGATGACACCATCTATTCCCACTATGGACTACTTGCCTGAGAATGTGCACGACATCGTGCAATCAAAACCAACCAGCATGGACGCAGACAAGGAGGGACAGGTCTTGTACTTCCACCCACGTCTTGGCTGGTACTCCGCTAACTGGACGTACGTCTTGCACACAGGTACGACACACTGGACCTACTGCCCTGAGCGCCCGCCTGTATCTGATGAAGATCCAAAAGCCCTGCGCCGCAAGGCGTTTGACGCATGGGCTTCATCGTTCGAGATTGAACTTACTGCTCCAACGAAAGCCTTTGCTGAGCTGGTATGGAACGCAGCATGGAACAAATTAAAGCCTGTCAATTAGGATCCCTATACACGCTTATTGTTATCTTGACCTGCCCGCATTAGGGCAAATACTGACCAACCACCACCCACCACAGGAACACCACCATGAAGGGGAAAGCCAGAGACGGGATACGCCAGCGTGGCAACAGCTACCTGGTTGACGTCACCGTCCAAGGTGAGCGACGTACTGCCACCTACCAGAGCTACGAAGAAGCGGTCATCGGACGGCTGCAGCTGGAAGCTGAGCTGCGTGGTGCGGTGATCAAGCGGGAGGTGGCAGCAACCACCGCCAGCTGGACCATGAAGAAGGCGTACGACACCACGCTGGAGATGCGGTGGCGTGACACCAAGAACGAAGTGAAGGCAGCCCGTAATGCACGGGACGCTGTGTCGTTCTTCGGCAACGACCGACCCATGGATTCCATTCGGATGGCTGACGTGGATGAGTACGTCAAGCACCTGCGCAAGAAGAGCAACAGCCCGGGCACCATCAACCGCAAGCTGGCCAGCCTGTCGGCCATGTTCACCGATGCCGAGGAGCGGGGTGGCTGCATCAAGAAGCCACGGCTGATCCGCCAACCGGAGCCCACGCATCGCATCCGGTACCTGTCGCCAGAAGAGGAGCAGCTACTGGCCAGCTTGATGATTCAGTGGAATCAACCGGCTGTGCTGGAAGCCATCACCGTGCTGCTCGATACGGGCATGAGGGTGGGCGAGCTGCTCAACCTGCAGATCAAGGACATCGACCTGCGGGAGAACATCATCTCCATCTGGCAGAACAAGGGTGACCTGCCCCGCTCTGTGCCCATGACCCATCGGGTGCGGGAGATCATCGCTGGTCGGTGTGCTGCCAGCCGCGGCCTGGTTTTCTACAACCTGACCCGTGAAACCTTGCGGTACTACTGGGATCGGGCACGGTCAGCCATGGGCCTGGACGATGACGACCAGTTTGTGCCTCATGCCCTGCGCCACACCTGCGCCACCCGGTTGGTGCAGTCAGGCGTCAGCCTGTACGTGGTGCAGAAGATCCTTGGTCACAGCTCCATCCAAGTCACAGAGAAGTACGCACACCTGTCCCAGCGCGAGCTGAAGGATGCCATCAAGGTGCTGCAAGGGACCGTCATCCCCGCCCTGCAACCTGTTGCGAAGCCCGCAACATTTGTTGCCGAGGCGATGGCAGCCCATCGCTAAGTCATTGATTCTGGTGGGCCCCCCGGGAGTCGAACCCGGCACCAACGGATTATGAGACCCGGGCTCCACCAGGTCAGTGCTTGCCATGCAACCCATTGATTCCCCACGCAAATGTCTGGCCCATCGGGCGCAATCCCCGCGTCCCCTTCTCCACCTTGTTGCCGAACGGAGGACGATCAGCTCGCCCTGGAGCAGGAGATGCTGCAGCTGGGGGCGGATCGTATCAGCCTGCTCACCAACCGCCGCCGCCTGTTGCGCATGGAGTCCCTGTCCAACTACGGGCAGAGCCTCACCGTTGCAGGCATCGACCAGGTGATTGACGTCCTGCGCTATCACCGTCGTCAGATCAGAGATGGGGGAGCAGGCCCCCGCTACGCCCACCTGCAGCCCCTGCTTCAGCTGGCCCCGCACAAGGTGGCTGCTGTCGCCTTGCGGGTGATCGTTGACTCCATCACCCAGGTCAGCAAGCAGCACGCCCTTGCCTACGAGGTGGCGGACAAGCTGTGGATGGAGACCATGCTGGCCCGGGCCACCATGTGGGAGCGGAAGAACCACAAGCAGCGCCGGATGCGGTTGAAGTGCAAGACCGCCGACATCCTGCGCATGAAGAACACCATCATCTGGACCCCGCAGGAGCGGCTGAGTGTTGGTGTCTTCCTGATCCAGCTCATTGCCCAATACACCGGGCTGATCGCTGTCACCTTGGAGCAGAGCGCCTGTCGCAAGGTGCGCAGGGTGCGAGCCACTGATGCCTGCATCGCCTGGATCCGGGAGATGGAGGAGCAGGACAAGATGCTCTGCCCCTTCACCCTGCCAATGGTGATACCGCCGCGGCCATGGGAAGGGGTGATGGAAGGTGGCTACCTCAATGCCATGCACATCAACCCCACCTTGATGAAGGAGGACCCGGAGCTGGTGGCCGCCAAGGTCACAGGCACTGAGCCCTTCATCCAAGCTGCCAACCACCAGCAGTCAGTGCCGTACCGGGTGAATGGCTGGGTGCTGGAGCAGCTGCAGCTGGCATGGGACAAGGGCCTGGAGATCGGATCACTCATGCCACGTGAAGGGTGGGAGGTGCCGCCCTACCCCAAGCACCTGCCTGATGACCACCCCGACGTGACGCAGTGGAAGTTCAACGCACGCCAGATCCATGACCGCAACGACAAGACCAGGAACAAGCGCATCGCTACAGCCAAGCTGCTGTGGGTGGCACGGCGGATGGAGAGCGAGCCATCCATCTGGTTCCCCATGCAGCTGGACTTCAGGGGTAGGTATTACTACCGGCCTGGGTTCCTCAACCCACAAGGCAGCGACATGGCCAGGGCCCTGCTGCTGTTCGCCAATGGCACGCCCATCACCACCGACGAGGAGGCCAACTGGCTGCGCATCCATGGCGCCAACTGCTACGGGTACAGCAAGACCAGCTGGCAAGCACGGCTGGACTGGGTGCATGAACACCAGCTAGAGATCGAGGCGACAGGTCGTGATCCCTGGCGGACGGTTGAGTTCTGGTCCAGGGCTGACGACCCGTGGCAGTTCCTTTCTTTCTGTCGCACGTACCAGGAGTTCAGCCACCAGGGCTACGGCTACATCTGCCACCTGCCTGTCGTCCTGGACTGCACCTGCTCTGGCATCCAGCACTACGCCGCACTGCTCCGCTCTGAGGAGATGGCGCAGCTGGTGAACCTACTCCCGTCAGAGCAACCGCAGGACATCTACACCGTGGTGCTGAACCGGGTGCTGGCCCAGGTGCGCAAGGACGCAGAGGATGGCGACCCTCATGCCACCAGCTGGTTGCAGCTGCAGCCTGATCGCTCACTGCTCAAGCCCGTGGTGATGACCACGCCGTACTCAGCCACACGTCGGGCGATCTTTGGGTTCTGCCAGAGCTGGGCCTTTGATCGCACGGTTGAGCTGTACGGCATGGATGGCTGGTGCTTCAAGAAGGGAGCAATGGCAGCCATGCACTACATGACCACCATCGTCTGTCGAGAGACGGCGGAGGTGATCGGCCCAGCCAAGAAGGCGATGCACTGGCTGAAGCAGGTGGGTCGGCTGGCTGGTGAGCACGACATCGAGCTGTCGTGGACTGCGCCGTCAGGGCTACCGGTTCACCAGAGGTACATGGACTACCGAGGCGTGCGCATCAAGCTGCATCACCTGTCCCCGGTGTCGATGGACCTGCTGTCCAACCACATCCCCGATGGGCTCAGCCCCAAGCGGATGGGCAATGGGCTCAGCCCCAATGTCATCCATTCACTGGACGCCAGTCACATGGCGTTGTCCACCATCGACGCCTTCAGCAATGGCGTACACAACCTGGGAGGAATCCATGATTGCTTCAGCACGACCCCCGCCGAGATGGCACAGGTGCGCAACTCAGTGCGCAATGCCTTTGCTGCCATGTACCAGCACGACTGGTTCTCCACCATCACTGGTGAACTTCTGCGACAGATCCCCCTGGATCTTCAGCACAAGCTTGCCCCTGTTCCCAAACTATCCCGGCTGGACGTCACCACTGTTCAGCACGCTGACTACTTCATCACATGAGCAACTACAACCTGATCGACAAGATCCGCCTGACCACCCCGACCTGCAAGTTCCAGTACCCCAAGCTCATCGAGCCTGAGACCAAGTTCAACCCTGAAGGTGCCTACAAGATCACCTGCCTGATCGACCCCAGCGATGCCGACCCCGTGGCCACCGCCTTGGATCAGCTGCTGGAGAAGCACAAGGAATCCCTTAAGGCCCAAGCCCCATCCCAGAAGTTCAAGCTGGCTGACCTGCCCTGGGCTTTTGAGGAGATCGACGGCACGCCTTACTTCGTCGTGAAGGCGAAGATGAAAGCCAAAGGCATCGACCGTGATGGCCGTGCCTGGACCAGTGCACCTGCCCTGTTCGATGCCAAGGGCCGGGCAGTCAAGGACCGTGACTCCCTCAAGGGAATGTGGAACGGCACCGTCGGCAAGGTGTCCTTTGAAGCCTGCCCCTTCTATCAAGCTGCCATTGGTGCTGGCATTACCCTGCGCCTCAAGGCCGTCCAGGTGATCAGCCTGGTTGAGAGTGGTGGCAGCGCAGAGAGCTACGGCTTCGGAGAAGAGGACGGCTGGTCGCCCAGCCAGGAGGCGGCGGTCCCGTTCGATGCCAGTGGCACCGGACTTGAGGATGCCGACTTCTAGGTACCGCTCCAAGTTTGAAGCGGCAGTCGCTGCCTCATTAAACAAACGGGGCCTTCCCTTTAATTACGAAGGGCAGGCCCTGCCTTACAAGATCGAAGCTGTCTACACACCGGACTTCATCCTGCCCAATGGGGTGATCGTGGAGACCAAGGGCCTGTTCGATTCCGACGACCGTCGCAAGATGGTTGCCGTGAAGGACCAGCACCCTCACCTTGACATCCGCCTTTGCTTCATGAAGGCAGACGTCAAGCTCTCACGTGCACCCCGTTCCCTCACGTATTGGCAGTGGGCGGAGCGGCAGGGCTTCCTCTGGTGTGAAGGCCACATACCCACCACCTGGTTCGATGCCATCCAAGTTCCTCAAGCATGAGCCGTGTCCCGAGTGCGGGAGCAAGGACAACTTCGCCCGCTACGACGACGGCCACGGTCACTGCTTTGGGTGCGGCCATCAAGATCAACCACCACGTGATGCACCACCCCCACGCATGGCACCACTGCCACCACCCAAGACACCGCTGATTGAGTTCATCTCCATCAAGGCCCTGAACAAACGGGGCATCTCTGAGGAGACCTGCAAGCTGTTCAACTACGGCACGTCCACCATGCGCGGCCAACCCGTGCAGGTGGCTGAGTACCGCAACCAGAAGGGTGACGTCGCTGCCCAGCACGTCCGCTTCCCGGACAAGAAGTTCAGCTGGACAGGGGATACATCCAACATGCAGCTATGGGGCCAGCACCTGTGGCGTCAACACCACGGCAGCGGCACCAACCTCTTTGTCACCGTGACAGAGGGAGAGATCGACTGCATGTCAGTCAGCCAGGCGCAAGGCAACAAGTACCCGGTGGTCTCCCTGCCCAACGGTGCCCAGTCCGCCAAGAAGTACCTGGCTGCCAATGCCACCTGGCTGTCGCAGTTCAGCCGCATCGTGCTGTGCTTCGACAACGATGAGCCTGGCCGCCAGGCTGCAGAAGAGGCGCTGACAATCCTGCCGCTGGGCAAGGTGGCCATCTGTCACCTGCCTCGTAAGGATGCCAACGAGATGCTGCAGGCAGGCGAAGGCCAGCAGCTGCGTGACCTGCTGTGGAAGGCCACCCCTTCCCGCCCGGATGGGATCGTCAATGCCGCTGAGCTATGGGATGAACTCATCCGCCCTGGCGCTACGGCGGTGTGCTCCTACCCCTGGCCCCAGTTGGATCGCATGACCCATGGGTTCAGGAAGGGGGAGATGACGACGCTTGCTGCTGGCTCTGGCATCGGCAAGTCATCCATCTGCAGGCACATCGCCCATCACTTCCTGCGCAACGGGATGAAGGTGGGCTACATCGCCCTGGAGGAATCCATCCAGCGCACCATGCAAGGCATCGTGGGTCTGGAGCTGAGCAAGCCCATCCACCTGGACCCGGGCCTGGCCACTGAGGCGGAGGTACGGCAAGGCTTTGACAAGGTGTTCGGCACCGGTCGCTGCCTGCTGTACGACCACTTCGGATCCATGGACCCGGACCACCTGATCAACAAGATCCGGTACCTGGCTGATGGCGAAGGCGCTGACCTGGTGGTGCTGGACCACCTGACCATCGTGATCAGTGGGCTCACTGACCTGGATGAACGCCGTGCCATCGACGTCACCTGCACCAAGTTGCGCCAAGTCGTGGAGCAGACAGGTGTCGGCCTGATCCTGGTGTCCCATCTCAAGCGGCCAGAAGGCCGCGGCCATGAGGAGGGGGCACAGACTTCCCTGTCCCAGCTGCGTGGCAGCCATGCCATTGCACAGCTGTCGGACATGGTGATCGGAGCGGAGCGCAACCAGCAAGGCGATCCCTCTGAACGCAACGAGTTGCAGCTGCGTGTTCTCAAGAACCGCTTCTCGGGTACCACCGGCCTGGTGGACAAGCTGCTTTACGACCAAGACACCGGGCGCCTTGTCGTCCCCATGTCCTCCTACTTCGGAACCTAATGAACTGCCCCGCCTGTGGTCACGGCACCACCCGTGTGCTCAACACCCGCCACGACACCGCTGAAAGCATCATCCGCCAACGCATCTGCCAAGGCTGCGCCCACTACTTCCACACCGTGGAGGTGGACCTGAAGCCTGGCTCTGTGTACTGGACCGGCAAGACCATGGCCCGGCATGACGGGGCCAAGCACATCAAGATCTCCTGATGGCTGACGAGCGCCCCTCCTATTGGTCCACCCCTGACCGCAAGACCAGCATCACCGTCGTCCACTACAAGGACAGCAGTGCCACCGGCTTTGTGGTCTTCACTGAAGGCAAGACGGCACAGCTCTGTGCCACTGCCAACGAAGCAGCCAAGGCCATCAAGTGGCCAGGCAACCTGCCAACTGGGGCGGCTGCCCGAGAGTTCCTGGGCCACTGGGGCTACGTGCCACCGGCCAAGAAGCAGCCCACGCCTGAGCCCAACGACAACACCAAAACCATCATCTGAACCATGACACTGCTGATTGATGCTGACTGGCTGGTCCACTCCGCTTGCGCGGCGTGCGAGTGCGACATCCGATGGGATGAATGGGTCAACACCCTGCACCTAGAGCAGTCCGACGTGAAGGACTTCGTCTCGATGCGGGTATCGCAATGGCGGGACCTGACCCGTGATGACGAGGTGGTGATGTGCTTCTCCGACTACCCCACCTTCCGGCATGACATACACCAGGAGTACAAGGCCAACCGGATTGGCAAGCGCAAGCCCCTGGGCCTGCGAGACATTCGCAAATGGGTAGGCGAGAACTACGAGAGCAGGGTGTGCGCTGGCCTGGAGGCTGACGACACCATGGCCCTGCTGGCTACTGGTGGGATGTACACCAACCCAATCATCGTCTCCATCGACAAGGACATGCGGACGGTCCCCTGCTCACTGCTGGCCGGGGATCAAGTGGAGACTGTCACCCTGCTGGAAGCCAACCGCACCTGGATGAAGCAGGCATTGACTGGTGACACGTCGGACAACTACCCCGGGATCAAAGGCGTGGGCCCGGTTAGCGCAGAGAAGATCCTGGGTCCGGCCAGCACCTTGCCGGAGATGTGGGAGACCGTGGTTGTTGCCTACCAAAAGGCGGGGCGAACCATGATGGATGCGCTCATGAACGCACGCATGGCCAGGATCCTGCGCCATGGCGACTATGACTTTCAGACTGGAGAGATCCAGTTGTGGGACCCCGACCGTGACCCTGCGATGAAGACCAATGGATGACGACACCCTCTGGCCCCCGATTGATGAGGCCCTGATCAAGAAACTGGATCAGACATTCCCGGACAAATGCCCGGACATCACTGACCGGAAGCGGGCAATCTGGATGAACGCTGGCGCCCGCAAAGTGGTCCGCATGTTGCAGGCCGTTTATCTTGAGCAGCAAGAGCTGGTCTGATCATGTGCTCCAAACCCAAGATCCCCAAGCCTGACACCAGGTTGCAGGAGCAAAGCCTGGAGCTGCAGAAAGAGCAGCTGCAGATGGCCAAGGAGAACTCGCGCCAGCAGAACGCCATGGCCATCCGCAACATGCAGATGGCTTACGCACCCCCGCCACCCAAGCCCAACCCCACGGCACAGGTGGCGGCACTGCCGTTGGATTCCGGTGACCGCATGGTGTACCGGGGCACAGGGCGTCGTCGGCTGCGGACTGACAGGTCCTATTCCACCCTCGCCATTCCCAGGTAAGAGCCATGTGTACTGGATCCTCTTCCGGCACCAAGACTTTTCTGTCGTCGCCCCTGTCCATCTTCTCCAAGCCAGTCAGCCCATACGCCAGCAACTACGGCTATGGCGCTGCAAGCGGCCCCTCGGCCATCACTGAGGACGAGCGGGAGTGGTACATCGGCAATGGCTACGGCGATCCGCTGGCCACCACAGGCGCCACCGCTGCGACGTCTGGTCGATACGTGACGTCCGGTCGCAACACGAGCTACATCGAACCAACTGCAGCTAACCCCGGGTACTACCAGGGCGTCGGGACTGAGGCCCGCAATGCCTACCTGCGTGCCCTGGCTGATGCTGATGTTGTGCGTCAGCAGACGGCCTTGTACTCCTCTGCACCCAAGGCTGCAGGCAGCACCATGACCTACGCCGGTAGCGCCCTCGGTATCCCCGCATAACAAGCCATGTGCGTCCCATCCAACGTCAAGCCAGGTCCCGCCAACGTCCCTGCTGGGGCGAAGGGGGCAGCGATGGGGCGCACCCCCGTCTATGCCGAAGGCAAACCTGAGACCTATGGCAGCAGCATGGCAGCCATGCCAACGGCAGCCAGCGACACCGCAGGTGATGTTTCCCGCGGCGCTGTCGATGTTTCTGGTCGCCGGATGCCCGTCCTTCCTGAGCAAGCCAGTGACACCGCACGTCGTGCAGTGGCCGGTGAGTTCCGTGGTGCGGGCAAGGACGGCATCCTCAACGAGCCAGGCGGTGGCAACGGCAAAGGCAAAGGTCCTAAGGAAGACCTAGGCGATGAGCCCGCAGCAGGCAATGCTGGGCGCAGGCGTCGGCGCATTGCACCACGCATCAACGAACCGGAAGCTCCCACTCCGGTGTACATGCCGCAGGTCCGTAGGCGCCGCGGCCTAAGCATCCCCCGCTAATGGACCTCAACCTCACCAGCAACATCGACCGGCAGTCGAAGCCCTACGGCGAATCCGAAGGGCGCACTGCTGCATCCCGGTACCACCAGCTGGTGACACACCGGAACCCGTACCTGGATAGGGCGCGGGACTGCAGCAAGGTCACCATCCCGATGCTGGTGCCCGATGACATCAAGGGTGATCACGGCGCCCTCAAGACCCCGTACCAATCCCTTGGTGCACGGGGCGTGAACTACCTGGCCAGCAAGCTGCTGATCACCCTGTTCCCACCCAACAGCGCTTTCTTCAAGCTGGAGATTGACGACCTGGCTCTGCGTGTCGAGGAGCAGGGGCCGGAGCTGAAGGCTGAGTTCGACCAGGCCCTGGTCAACGTGGAGCGGGCTGTCATGTCCGCACTGGAAACCGCCAATGGCAGGGCATCCCTGCATGAAGGGTTCAAGCACCTGCTGGTGGCTGGCAATGTCCTGCTGTACGTGCAGGAGGACGGCATCAAGGTCATCCACCTGAACCGCTACGTGGTCTGCCGTGACCCCATGGGCCACGTGACTGAGATCCTGGTGGAAGAGGAGGTGTACCCCGAGGCCCTGCCTGATGGGTTCCTGCCCGAGGAGGAGACCGAGGACGACGGCAAGTCTCCTACCCAAAAGTCGGTCAAGCTCTACACCCACGTCGAGTACGAAGACGGCAAGTGCCATTGGTGGCAGGAAGCCAAAGGCAAGGAGATCCCTGGCACCCATGGCATGTGCGATGAGGACGTGTCGCCTTGGATCCCCCTGCGCTTCAACCGGGTGGACGGGGAGGAGTACGGCAGGGGCTACGTCGAGGAGTACTACGGCGACCTGCTGGCACTGGAGTCCCTGTATCAGGCAATCCTGGAAGGCAGTGCTGCCGCGGCCAAGATCCTGTTCCTGGTCAATCCCAACGGCACCACCCGTCCACGCACCCTGGCCAATGCACCCAATGGCGCCATCGTCCAGGGCAATGCAGCTGATGTGACCGTGATCCAGAGCCAGAAGGCTCAGGACCTGCAGATTGCATCGAACACCATCGAGCGCATTGAAGGTCGGCTGCAGTTCGCCTTCCTGCTGAACACCGCCATCCAACGACCAGGCGAGCGGGTGACAGCAGAAGAGATCAGGTACATGAGCCAGGAGCTGGAGGCTGGCATCGGTGGCCTGTACTCGATCCTGACCCAAGAGCTGCAGCTGCCACTGGTGCGTCGCCTGATGCACGTCCTGCGCAAGCAACGCAAGCTCAGCCCCTTCCCCAAGGGTGAGCAGTCCGGTCGCCCGTTGGTGAATCCCAAGCCGGTCACTGGCCTGGAAGCCATTGGCCGCGGCGATGACCGCAACAAGTTGGTGGAGTTCATCACCACTGTCGGCCAGGTGCTGGGCCCTGAGGTGATGCAGCGGTACATCAACATGGATGAAGCCTTGCGGCGCCTGGCCAACAGCGAGTCCATCGACACCACCAACCTGGTGAAGACACGGCAGCAACTGGAGGAGGAGGCAGCAGCTGCTCAGCAGCAACAAGAGTCAATGCAACAGCAAGCAATGCAACAGCAGATGATGTCTGATGGACTGAAGTCGCCAGCTGTTGCCAAGCTGGTAGACAACTTCGCTCAACAAGGAGGACTCAATGCCCCGCCCGAAGGAATCCCCGGTCTCCCCGGAGCAGGACAACAGCCCCAAGGTCTCCCTGATGGCGGGCCCGGCTGACGTCCCACAGCCTGGTCCGTCCACGGAGATCGTCATCAAAGACGTTCCCCGCAAGCCCGTCCCTGAACCGGCACCTGCCCCCGAGGTGGTGTACGGCGATGACGGCTCTATCACCATCAAGTGACACTCATGCCTGAACCCATCACATTCACTGAACAAGACACGCCCGCACTGTCTCCCGAAAACGTGGAGATGCTGCAAGCCGAAGAGTCAGGGGAGGAATCCCCTGGCTTGCTGGCTGGCAAGTACAAGACCGTCGAAGAACTGGAGAGGGCGTACAAGGAAGCCCAGCGCAAGCTGAGCCAACCCCGCCAAGCCGAGGCTGAGGATGACTCTCAAGCCGAGGAGGAGGAAGGGGAGGAAGCCGAAGAGGCCCCTGCCCAATCCGCCAAGGAGGTCTACGGCGACCTGATTGGTGGCCGGTTGGAAGAGGCGGGCATCGACTTCTCCGACATGAACACCCGCTGGCAACAGACGGGTGAACTGACCGGCGATGACTACACCGCCCTGGAAGAGGCTGGCTTCACCAAAGACATGGTGGACGCCTACCTCTCTGGTCTGCAGTACAAGGCCACGCAGGAAACCCAGCTGGCCATGCAGCAGGTGGCTGAAGTCAAGGCCGAGTACGGCGGCGAGAAGGGTTACGGCGAGATGCTCCAGTGGGCCAAGAGCAACTTGGACCAGTCGGAGATCGACGCCTTCAACGAGATCGTCAACACCAGCACCAACATCAAGGCGGTGAAGTTGGCGGTCTCTGGCCTGTATGCCCGGTACAGCCAGGCCACTGGTGGTCGTGAACCCAAGCTGCTGGGTGGTCGGTCACCCAAGAGTGGCGGGGAGAAGTTTGAATCCACCGCCCAGGTGGTGGAGGCCATGTCGGATCCCAAGTACAAGACCGATCCTGCATACCGCCGCAAGGTGGAGGAGAAGCTGGCCAGGTCCAGCATCATGTGAGCAGGGAAACCTTGCAAAGCCCCGGTCCCTGAGTCCGGGGCTTTTTTCTTTGCAAATCAGGTGCTTACACTGCAGTCACCTAGACCCACTCACAGAAGCGACGGCCCTCTGCGGAGGACACCCTGAGTGAACGGGAGGGAGGTCGGGTAACAACCCACTTTCCTTAGGAGTCCTTCAATGGCTGCCCCTGACTTTTCAGCCTCACGGCTTGGCCTTATCAACAACGCTGGCGGTGGCACCTTCGCAGGTGACAACGCCATGTTCCTCAAGGTGTTTGGCGGGGAGGTGCTTACTGCCTTCCGTAAAGCCACCATCTTTGAGCCCCTGCACACCGTCCGCACCATCAGCAGCGGCAAATCGGCACAGTTCCCGATCATTGGTCTGACCAGCACTGCGTACCACACCCCTGGCACGATGCTGACTGGCAACCAGATCAAGCACGCCGAGGCCGTCATCAACATTGATGACAAGCTGGTGAGCAACGTGTTCCTGGCTGACATCGAAGAAGCCAAGAACCACTACGACGTGCGTGCTCAGTACACCACTGAGATGGGCAACGCCCTGGCCTATCGCTTCGACCAAAACATCGCAGCGATGATCGCCAAGGCAGCTCGCACTGCCACCAACTTCAACACCGACCTGCCCGGTGGTACCCGCATCAAGATCGTCGCCACTTCCAAGGCTGCGATCACTGGTGCTCAGCTGGCCACTGCACTGTTCAGTGCAGCCCAGAAGATGGATGAGAACAACCTCCCCGAGAACGACCGCTACTGCGTGCTCGCTCCTGCGGAGTACTACAAGCTCGTCCAGGAGACCAACGTCATCAACCGTGACTGGGGCGGCGCTGGTGCCTATGCCGACGGCACCGTGCTGAAGGTGGCTGGCATCACCATCCTGAAGTCGAACCAACTCCCCACCACCAACCGCTCTGCGGCTACCGGGGAGAACAACGACTACAGCGCCGACTTCACTTCCTGCGTCTCGCTCTGCTTCAACAAGCAGGCCGTGGGCACCGTGAAGCTGATGGACCTGAAGATGGAGCAAACCGGCTCCGACGTGCACGCCCTGTGGCAAGGCACCTTCATGGTTGGCTCGATGGCACTGGGCACCGGAATCCTCCGTCCCGACTGCGCCGTCGAGATTTACACGGCCACCAGCTGATGGTTCAGTGGGGGCCTACGGGCCCCCTTTTCCTTTTTTCGTTGGAGCTGATCCATGACACAAGCACGCACCAGCTTCCTAGAGGCGGTCAACCGGGTGCTGCAGATGATGGGGGAAGCTCCGATCAACAGCCTGGAAGGGCAGTACGGCCTGGCACAGCAAGCTCAGGACGTCCTGGATGACGTGAGTCGCCAGGTACAGGCCGACAGCTGGTCCTTCAACACCGACCGGCACAAGACCCTGTCCCGCAGCGTGAGCAACGAGATCCCGGTGGGGACCAACGTGGTGCGGGTGGTGGTGGATTCATTGGAGTACCCCGGGGTGGACGTCGTCCAACGTGGCGCCAAGCTCTATGACCGCATCGCCAACAGCTACGTCTTCGACAAGGACCTGAAGGCAGACGTCACCTACGTCCTGGAGTGGGAAGAGCTGCCCGAGTACGCCAGGCAGTACATCACGGTGCGGGCTGGGCGGGTGCTGCAGGAGTCGATCATCGGCAGCGCTGACCTGTCCCGGATCAACCAGCAGCAGGAAGCAGAAGTTCGGGCCATGTTCCTCGATGAGGAGACAGTGGTGAACGATCACAGCATGATCACTGGGAATCCCAACCACAGCTCTGGATTCCTGCCTTACATGCCTGTGCAGGCCCTGCGTCGCCGGTAAGCCATGCCTCTCGTCACCAGCACCATCCCCAACCTGATCAATGGGGTTAGCCAACAGCCTGCATCACTGCGGCTGGCATCTCAGGCTGAGCAGGTCGTGAACTGTATGCCCAGCCCAGTGGAGGGGCTGAAGAAACGGCCACCCAGTCATCACGTCAAGCGCCTGTTCACTGGCACCGTCGGTACCCGCAGGCCCTTTGTGCACGTGGTGGACCGGGATGAGAACACCCGCTACATGATCCTGCTGCAGGACAACAACATCCGGGTGTTTGACCTGGATGGCAACGAGAAGACCGTCAGCAAGCCCAATGGCACCGGCTACCTGGACATTGCAGGCGAGCCGTCGCAACAGTTCCGCGTGGCGTCCGTGGCGGACTACACGTTCATCGTCAACCGGGAGAAAACAGTCACCCTGCTCAGCGACCTGTCGCCTGGTTCTGGCAGCAAAGGCCTGGTGTTCATCCGCAGTGCGGAGTACGACTGCACCTACCGGGTGAAGGTGGGCACCACGGAGGTGACGTTCAAGACGGCACCTGCGGGCGGCAAGAACATCAGTGCCAGCTACAGCCAGAGCCTCACCACAGTCACCGTGACTGCTACCGCTCACGGCCTAGTCAATGGCGACACCGTCACGGTGACGCCGCTGACCGGTGATGGCGCCTCCGGGACGTACACGGTGGTCAGCGCCACCACAAACACTTTCCAGTACACCGCCGCCCAGTCACAGACCACCAGCGGCAACTGCACGGTCAACTACAACCCAACGCTCTCCACCACGGAGATTGCCCTGCAGCTGAAGACTGCTCTGTCAACTGCGCTGGGCGGCAGCTGGACCGTCACCAACCAGGACTACGTGATCGTCATCGTCAAGAACGACGGCGCCGACTACACCCTGGCCAGTGGGGACAGCCGCAATGGTGAAGCGACGGTGCCCATCAAAGGCACGGTGCCCGGGCTGACGGACCTGCCGACCATCGCCCCGCATGGATTGACCATCAAGGTGCAGGGCTCACAGGAGACCGAGTACGACGACTACTACATCGTCTTTGAGGCCACAGCTGGCAGCGGCACGGGCCCTGGCCAGTGGCGGGAGACGGTGGCCCCTGGCATCCAGTACAAGTTGGATCCAGCCACCATGCCCTATGTGCTGGTGCGGGAGGCTGACGGCACCTTCACGTTTGAGCAGTTCGGCTGGAGCCCCAGGTTGTCCGGTGACACCAGCGTGTCGCCCAATCCATCGTTTGTCGGGGTGACGATCAACAACATCACCCTGTTCCGCAACCGCCTGGTGCTGCTGGCTGATGAGAACGTGATCCTGTCGGCAGCGGATGAATACGACCGCTTCTTTCCGGAGACGGTGCAGACGGTGGTGGACAGTGACCCCATCGACCTGACCTGCGGCGGCAACCGGATCAACTTCCTCCTGTCGGCCATCCCATTTGCCAGCACCTTGATGCTGTTCAGTCGGCATGGCCAGTTCCGCCTGGACAGCGGCACGTACACGGTGCAGAACCTGACGCCCAAGACGGCCAACATCACGCAGATGACGGCCTTTGAAATGTCGTCTGACGTCGATCCAGTGGCGGCAGGTCGGACCATCTACTTCTCCATCCCCCGTGGGGACTTCAGCGGGATCCGGGAGTTCTTCCTGCCGGAAGCCAGCAGCCCAATCCCCAACTCCGAAGAGGTGACGTCTTCAGTGCCCAGGTACGTCCCGGCCAACCTGAGCACGATGATCGCCACCATCAGTGAGGAGGCCATCGTCGCCATCAGCAAGGACCAACCCAAGCGGCTGTACCTGTACAAGTTCTTCTTCCAGGATGAGGAGAAGCTGCAGAGCGCCTGGTCCTACTGGGAGTACGAAGGGGCCAAGACTTTGCTGGGTGCTGACTTTGTGGACAGCGACCTGTACCTGGTCGTCGAGTACAGCGATGGGGTCTATCTGGAGAAGACCGTCATCCGTCCTGAGAACGTGGACCCTGGTGCTCCCATCGAGCTGCTGGTAGACCGCAAGGTGGATGAGACGCTGTGCACCAAGGCCATCACGTCCAGCCCCACTGCCGTGGACGTGCAGACAACGATCACGTTGCCGTACCCGATCAACAGCGGCAGTCGGATGATCGTGGTTGGGCGGTACGCCACCACCAACACCATCCAGGCGGGCCAGGTGATCGAGCCCATCAGCCAGACCAGCAACACGCTGACGGTGCGGGGCAACCTGACGGCTGCCAAGTTCTACATCGGTGAGCGGTACGACATGCTGTACGAGTTCAGCACCCAGTACCTGAAGGAGCAGCCCCCTGGCGGTGGCATGGCAGTGATCAGTGGGCCGCGGCTGCAGCTGCGCACCTGGACCATGATCTTCGACCAATCTTCAGCGTTCCAGATCCGGGTGACGCCACGGACCAGGGAGCCGCAGGCGTTCCCGTACACCTACCCCTACGGGACCATCGGCTTGGGTGACAGCGATGAGGTCCTGGGCCAGCTGAACCTGAAGACCAGCAAGTTCCGGGTGCCGGTGTTGACGCAGAACATCGACGCCAAGGTGGAGATCCTGAGTGACAGCCCCCTGCCCTGCCGGATGCAATCGGCGGAATGGGAGGGTTGGTACCACACCCGCTCGCAACGCCTGTGACCGCCTACAACCGCAAAAGCAAGCTGAAGGACATCCTGGCGGTGGCCAACAACATGCGAGCAGCTGACGTCGCTGAAGTTCATGCGGCTTCAGGGCGTGAGCCCAAGGAGGTGCTGCTGCAGTGCTTCTTTGAGGGGAAGCCGTGCCTGACCATCTGCGACACCAACGACATGCCCGTGGCCATGTGGGGCGTGGTGCCAGTCAGCGAGATGGTGGGTGGCGTCTGGCTGCTGGGCACTGACGCGCTGGTGAAGGACAGCAAAACCAGGATGGGATTTCTGCGGCAAGCCCGTGCCGCTGTGGATCAAGTGCAGGAGGAGTACCCGGTGCTGGCCAACTGCGTCGATGCACGGAATAAGGTTCACGTCAGATGGCTGCAGTGGATGGGTTTCACGATCATCAAGGAGCATCCAAACTATGGAGCAGAAGGTCGAGCGTTCTTGGAGTTCGTGAGGATGCGCCATGTGTGAACCCATCTCCATCACGCTTGGCGTCATCAGCGCAGGCCTTGGCATCGCGCAGTCGGTTGCCGCCTACCAGGGTGCCCAGCAGCAGATCGCCTACCAGAACATGGTGGCCGATCAGAACTACCAGTATCAGCAGATGCAGGTCAGCTCCGCACGGAGCTTTGAGGACCTGAAGGAGCAGCAGCAGAACTTCCTGATGGAGCAGAACGCCTTGCTGGCTTCTGCTGCCTTTGGCGATGACATTGCCAGCCTCAACTCCCGCTTCATGCAGGAGGAGGAGGCAGCAGCGCAGAAGCGACAGGAGGCTCTCAAGGGCAGGGCCCAGGCATCAGGTGAAGTGCGGTCCTCTGGACGCCTTGGCCTGACCATCGACAACCTGATTGCTGACGTCTACCGGCAGCAGGCCCAGTACGACTACGCCGTGGGTCGGAACCTGGCCTTCACCGGCAGTCAGATCCAAGACCAGAAACGAGCAGCGACAGCGCAGTACGCCAGCAGGTTGAATCAGTACCAGCCGTACCTGAAGCAGCCGTACCTGGATCCGTTGAAGCCAATCCCAATGGCCAAGCCGAGTGCCTTGCCGTACTTCCTGCAGGGGGCGTCGAGTGTGGTGGGCGCAGCAGGCAGTGCGTACAACATGGCGGGCGGGTTGCCCAAGCCACCAGGTGGCGGATCAGGGTCGTTCACCTACAGCGGCCCCAACTATTCCGGTGCGTTCAAGTCGCCCGGACGCTCCGCTTACTAAGCCATGGCACGCATCTCCACCGGCCAGAACTACGGCCCCACCGGTCGCAAGACCTCACAGCGCCTGCTCGGTGGTGGCGACATGCCATCCATTGGCGGGGAGATCGCCCGGGGGCAAATGGCACCAGCGGCCATCCAGCCGCAGGCCAGCCCGGTCAACACCATGGTCAACGTGGGCCAAGGCCCGCAGCTCGGTGGCCCTGTTGCCGTGCCGCGGCCACCGGATGTGCCAGCTCCCAATGGCGACATGGCAGCACTGGCCAGGTCCCTCGGCAGCTTCAACCAGGCGCTGGGTGTCGTCGGTGAGTCGTACGTCGAGTATCAGAAGCAGCAGGAAGGTGCAGCCAAGTTGCGTGGTGAAGCTGCTGCAGCACAGCTCAGCCGCTTTGGTGCCTTCAAGGATTACGGCGAAGCACTGCGGGCAGTGGAGAAGCGGGCAGAGACGGATCCCAGCGTCGTACCACTGCTGACTGAACTGCGGGCCCTGGATCCCCGTGCCTTGCCGTATGCGCAGGAGAACATCCAGGACGCATTGGCCAAGACCCGCATCTCATCGCTGCAGTCGGACGTCGAGAACACGATCAACCTGCCGGATGGTCGGAGCCTGGAATCGGTAAGCCCGGATGACCCAGCGTTCTTTGAGCTGGTGACGTCAAGGGCGATGCCTGCTGGGTTGATGCCCTCGGTGTACGCCAAGAACAAGGACGCCTACTACGCCTCCTTTGGCGCAGCCCGGTCAGCCCAAGCCAAGCGCTATGCCGTCTACAAGGACGAGCAGATCAAGGTTGGCTTCAGCCAAGGTGTGAGTGGCGACCTGGCCCAGCTGTATGCCGGTCAGATCAGCTCCGATGACCTGGGAGCCAGGCTGACCGGACGGCTCAATGAGCTGTATGCCAACAGCAGCCCATCGGTGTACCGCGACATGCGGGACAAGCTGCCCAAGAGCCTCGCAGAGGCCGCTGTGGCCGCCGCTGGGGGCGATCTACAGGCCCTGGACCGGATGGGCCCCATCCTGGGTGATGCCCTGGAGAAGGTCCTTGCAGGGCCCAATGGCGGCACGCCGTTAATTGATCAATACGGCAAGCCTCGCCAGGCCGTCATCAATGACTTCTACCGGGAGCTGACTCAAGGGCTGAGCACCGACCGTGAGCTGCAGGACAAGATCGAATCCGCCCGCGGTGAGGACGCAGCTGACAACGACATTCAGCAGTACCTGCCACCTGAGGTGCTGAATAACCCAGCAGAGCTGCAGGCCCGCCTGGATGCCCTGCCCCAACGTGCAGTGCTGCTGTTCCCCAATGACCCGGAGGCGCAACTGGCGTACCAGAACCGGGTGCAGACCTTTGCGACCAACCGCAGCAGGGCATACATCGCCCCGATTCAACGGGACAACGCGGCGATGGAGTACGCCAACCAGGCGATGAACCCCTCCAGTGATCCCACTGCTGACATCCAGCGGTACACGCAGATGTTCCAGAGCCGGTTGATTGATGAGTCGGACTACAAGGGCCTGGTCGCTGGTGCCCGGTCTCGCAACGAGAAGCGCAATGACCGCAACTACGAAACCCTGCGGGGTCTGCAGCGTGACCTGCAGTCGCAGCTGACGGAGCAGTTCAAGCTCACCACTGAAGGTGACGGCACCCCTGCTGTGACGCCTCAGGAGGCAGTGCAGATCCGCAAGACAATGGGCGAGCTGTACAGGGAAGGAGAGAAGTTGATCCTGCAGAACCCTGGCGCCAACCTGGACCAGCAACTGGGTGGGCTGTACGAGAACCTGACGATGCCAGCCATCGACAGGGGGCAGAGGAAGGCTCAGCAGCCTCTGTACCAGTCACCAGAGGCCATCTCCGGCATGTTTGGCCCTGGTCGTGGTGATGCTGCTGATAACGCCAAGCGGCGGCGGCAAGCAGAGACCGCACCGATGTACCCGTTGGGCCGGATGGAGAAGCAGCTGGATGACGTGCTGACTGGCAAGCCGTTGGATGACGCCACCAAGAAGATCCTGCAGCGGATCGACATGAAGCCCAGTGAGTTCTTCATCAGGCAGATGCAGCTCCAGGGGGTGCCATTGGACCCTGAGGTGCAGCAGCAACTGCGCAAGCTGGATGGCAGCGACCAGGTGTCGTCAGCCCTGCCGATGGGCGGTGGCTCTGGCGGCATGGGGATGATCATGCCCGGACGCACGGCCAGCATGGCCCAGCGGCTGTGGAAGCAATGGAGCACTGCGATGAACAGCGCAGTAGCACCACCAGCACAGGCGAGGGGTAGCTCCCCTTTTACGGCTAGCGCCAGCGTTCCCGTTGGCCGCGGCAGCAGGCAGCAAGCCATCAAGCAGGCAGCTGGGCAGCTGGGCATCAGCCCAGTGCATCTGGCGGCAGTTATGTCGCTGGAAACCGGTGGCACCTTCAACCCTGGAATCGTCGGTGGCCAGGGCGGCAACTATCGCGGCCTGATCCAGTTCGGCCCCAATGAGCGCAAGACCTATGGCTACCGCGATGGCATGAGGTTTGAGGACCAGGTGCTAGGCCCTGTCGTCCGCTACCTCAAGGCAAGAGGCGTCAAGCCAGGCCACGGAGCGCAAGAGATTTACGCAGCAATCTTGACTGGCAACGTGGCCAACATCGCCAAAGGCGGCCTGGATTGGAAAGATTCATTTGGCACCTCCGTAAGGAAGGCCCTGCCCAGCCTCACCCAGGGAGGGCATTATCAGAATGCAGTGCGCTTCCTCCGCGGGACATAAGCCATGCCCACTCAAGTCATCAAAGATCCCCAGACCGGTGAGGAGCGGAGGGTCTACGTGGCCCCCGCGGGCATGGGTCAACAACCCAAGGCTGCAGAGAGGCCCAAGGCGCAGCCCAAGCAGGACAACCCGCTGGTTGGCTTGATGAACATGACACCCATCGGGTGGATGTCTCAGCTGACAGGCAACAGCATCGACAGCATTGGCACTGCAGTCTCCGAATACCAGAAGACAGGCGACCTGGGAAAGGCCATCAACAAAGGCCAGCAGCAATACGCCAAAGGATTGGAAGGGCCCGGTGTTGTCAAAGGGGTGACCCGCACCTTGGCCAACGCAGGGCGGAACATCCTGCAGGAAGCCAGCGACTTTGTGACAGCGGACCTACCCGCTGCCTTTGGCGACACGTCGATCAAGCCCACCACGGCGGAGAACCCAGACGCACCGTTCCTGGGGATCATGCCTGCCTTGCCAAAGGCCAAGAGCAGCGGCGCTGCTGAAGACCTGGCCACTGGCTTGGTGCAGGCAGGCATTGAGTGGCTCCCTGCTGCACGTGTCGTAGGGCTTGCTGGCAAGGCCCTGAAGGTGCTGCCTGGTGCAGCCAAGGTGGGTCAAGGCATCAATGCAGTCCAGGCCGCCGCCAAGAACCCAGTCGCCAAGGCGCTGGTCAGCAACACGCTTTCAAAAGCTGCTGCCACGGGTGCCGTGGTGGACTTTGCGGGCTTCGACCAGCACGGTGGCCGCCTGACGGATGCCATCGACAGAGCCACTCAAGGCACGCCATTCAACGCCCTGGCCATCGACTACCTGAAGTCCGACCCCAAAGACGTGGGAATGGAAGGCAGGCTGAAGAACGCCCTGGAGGGCGGCCTGTTTGGCACGGCCCTGGAAGGTGCACTGCGCACCATGCGCGTGGCCAGGAACTACAACTGGTGGCGCCGTGCCCCAGAAGCCGAGAAGCCTGCAGCTGCTGAAGGACTGCGCAAGGCGACGCAGGACCTGGAGATCGAAGTCGCCAGGCAGTCGTACACCATTCCCGATCCGTGGAATGAGGCCACGCTGCCTGCCGTCCCAGGCCAGCCACCTGCACCCCGGGACATGAGCCCCCCGGTCCTGTCGGATGTAGCTGAAGTCAACCCGCAGGAGATCGCTGTTGACCCACAGCGGTTCCAATTCAAGGCTGCAGGCCTGGTCACAAAGTCCGGCGCCAGCGGCTCCCTGTCGGGCTCCACCGGTTACAACCCGATGCTGGGTGGCGTCGTCAGCGTGTGGCGTGACCCTGCCGATGGCGTCACCTACGTGGTCAATGGCCACAACCGGCTGAAGCTGGCCAAGGAGAGCGACTACGACAAGCTCCTGGTCCGCTACATCGACGCACCCAACGCAGAGCAAGCACGGGCACTGGGGGCCCTGCAGAACATCGCAGAAGGCCAAGGCACCCCCGTGGATGCCGCCAAGTACATGCGGGACACCGGGGAGACCGCGGAGTCCATGGCAGGCAAAGGCGTCAACCTGAGCGGTCCGGTGATCGCCAAGGCCATCCCGCTGAGCCGCCTGCCGCAGAACCTGTTTGACAAGGTGGCTACCGGCCAGCTGGAGCTGAGCAAGGCCGTGGCCCTGGGCACTGAAGCCCTGGACCCACAGGTCATCAACGACGTCGCCACGCAGGCAATCAAGCGCAAGTGGTCGGCGGAGAAGATCACCCAGGCCATGCAGGAGGCACGGTTTGCGCAGACGCAGACGCAAGGTGGTGACCTGCTGAGCCTGCTGGGTGATGAGTGGGCCAGCAAGACCAGCAACTTCAACCAGCTGCTGGACGTACGCACGGAGGCCTTCAAGTCACTGCGCGAAGAGATGGTTGCGCTGACGTCAGCAGCGCGGGAAGGCCGCCGGGGGATCCTGGAGTCTGCTGGCAACGTCATCGACGTCGAAGGCAGCCAGGTGGCACGTGGCCAGGCTGCACAAGCGGTTGAGGTGTTCAACCGGGTGACGGGCTACGTGGGCCCTGTGCGTGACCTGCTGAATGAAATGGCAGGGCAGGTCGGTGGCAAGCGCACGGCCAAGGCGGTGGTGGGCGAGAACCTGGACCGCTTGCGTCAAGCCATTGATGACGAGATCAATGGACCCGCCCTGCCCCTGGAGCAGGTCCCTGCACCTGCAGCTGTCGTTGATGCTCCTGCCCCTGAGCCGAGTGTCCCAAGTGCGGGAACTTCAGCGCCTGCTGCTCCTGCAGTAGAGGCTCCCGTTGCTCCTGCTGGCCCCACGGCTCAAGAGATCCAGGAGCTGGACACCGTGCTGTCGCGCTCCATGGCCAACCTGTCGCCACAGCAGCGGGTGCTGGTACGCAACCAGATGCTGCAGCAGAAGTACGCCCCGCAGGTGGCCGAAACCGTTGAAGCCCCTCCTGCTCAGATGATGGCCGAGGAGCCCCCGACCCAAGCGGTGGATCAGGCTCCAGGCTCAGGCGATGAGCCTCCCATCCCTCCCACCCCACCGGTCGTCGTCGAGCCCCCGCCGATGGATGACGGATGGGCCCGTCAGCTGGTGGACCAGATGGCGCAGCAACGGCAGGCCCTGGAGGACGGCAGCGTCACCATGAATGACCTGCTGGAGAACAACGTCCAGAAGTTCCAGAGCCCCAGTGGCGCCACCGCCTACGTGCCTAGTGCACCCGTCAATGCCATCCAGGCATACCGGGCCTTCAGCGACGTGTTCACCCGGCCTGATGCCACTGGCATCCCGGTGATGAGCTTTGAGCGGGTGCAGGCTGACACCGAGACCTGGCTGGCCAAGAACAACTACGACGGTCAGGCAGTGCTGGACAACCTCAAGCAGCTCAGCGGGCCCCTGTCGAACTACCAGGACAACCTGGTCGCTTTGCGGGGAGCGCAGCTCTACACCGATCACGCCAACCTGCAGGCTGGTGTTGCCGCCAACAAGTGGCTGAACGCTGGAGCTGATGAGACTGCAGACATTGGCCAACTGACGGCTGAGCTGTTGACTGCCGCGGCCCAACAGAAGGCCGCCAACATCGCTCTGGAAAGCGTCACCCGGCCCATCGGCCAGCTGCTGTACAGCCTGCAGGGCCCACGGCCACGGCCTGGCTCCCTGCCGTTTGATGGCTCCGTACCGCAGACCCGGCCCCTGGCTGATCAGCTGGAGGAAGCACTGGAGGTGGAAGCACAGGTGCCTGTTGCTGACAGCATCGGCAAGGCCCTGAGCCCTGAGGCTGAGGAGGCCATCCTCACAGGCGCCTACAGCCCGCAGGTGTTGGCTGAGATGGACCAGCTGGCCCGTGCCATGGCGCAGTCCGCTGTCACCCCAGGCTTTGCCAAAGGCTTCTGGAAGCAGGTGAACGAAAGCGTGGCCCTTGGCGCCCGGGGTGTGGTGATCTACCGCGCCAGCCAGCTGCTGTCGTCTGGTCTGACCCTGTGGTCCAACACCATCAACAACGCTCTCCGCCTGGTGCAGTTGCCATTGAGCCAAGCAATGGGTGCAGGCATCCAAGGGCAATTCGGTCGGGCATCGCAGTCGCTGATGATCTACGGCCAGTACGTCAGCAACCTGCAGAACGCTCTGCGGTTGGGTGTCGAGTCATTCAAGGCAGGCCGCGGCCTGTATGACCTTGACGAGACCAGCGTGGACTTCCTGGACAAGCTGGCCAAGCAAGACATGCAGGAGTCCCTGCTGCCTGGTGCAAAGGCCAGTGGTGAGTGGAGCCTGGACACCATGCCTTGGCTGGATGTGCAGGACAAGTCCAACTGGGCCTTGGCGCAGAAGCGGATCTGGCAGGCGCTGAACCTGTCCACCCGCACACAGGTTTCGCTGGACACCTTCTTCAAGACCCTGGCTGGCCAGTCCTTTGAGTACGTGCGCAACATCCAGCCCGGCCTGGATCGCGCCATCCAGCAAGGCCTGACTCCCGGCAGCAGGGAGGCGTGGTCCTTCGCACGTGACTACGCCCAAGCGGCAGTGGATCGTGCCACCAGGGACGTCGCCATCAATGGCCGCACCATCCTGGATGCGGTGATGACCAGCCCGCAGGCACAGACCGCCATGCGGTACGCCACCTTCACCGACGACATCTGGGCGCAGATGGGCCCCAGGACCTACCAGGAAGGGCTGCAGCAGGCTGAAGCGCGGGGGCTGCAAGGTGATGCAGCGGAGAGCTTCGCCCGCAAGTACATCGAGAGCACGGGTGACGTTCCGTTCTTTGGTCGGACGTTCAGCATGATGCCTGCTGCCTGGCAGAAGCTGATCGACTTCAGCCCACTGTTCAGCATCATCCAGCCGTTCAACCGCACCCCTGGTGACATCGTGAAGTCAGTGGCGCGGATGACCCCAGGCGCCAACTTCTTTGTGGACACCTGGTGGCGGGACATCAACAGCGAAGACGCCTTCGCCCGGGATCGCGCCATTGGTGACCTGGCCCTTGGCGCCGCTGCCATCTCCCTGGGCACCATTGCCATGACGCAGGGTCGGATGGAGTTCACTGGAGGTGGCCCTGCCAACCCGATTGCCCAACGCAAGTGGCGGGATGAAGGCAAGCAGCCCTACTCCTTCCGCGTGAAGGTGGGCGAGGACGACAACGGCAAGCCGATCCTGAGCGAGTGGGTGTCGATGCGGGTGTTTGAACCCTTCAGCAGCCTGTTCGGCGCTCTGGCTGACTACCAGGAGATCGCCAACAAGCTGCCCAAGGAAGCACGGGAACGGCTGGGCTCTGCGTTGACCATGGACCTGATGACCGCAGTGGGTGCAGGCCAGCTCAACAAGACCTACTACCAGGGCTTCAGCGAGCTGTACGAGGCCGCTATGGGCATCGGAGAGGTGGACATCGGCCCCAACCGCCGTAACCCCGTGGAGCGGTACCTGTCGCGGATCATTGCGTCGATGGTGCCAAGCAGCTCTGCCTTGCGTGCTGGTCGTCGCATTGAGGACCGCACAGCCCGTGACATCCCACCCAGCACAGAAGAAGGTGGCATCGCCGGGATGCCGATGCGGATGTTCCAGGAGACCCTGGGCGAGATCAAGAACATGGTGCCCGGCTGGTCGGAGCAACTGCCCCCGCGGCTCAACTGGGTCACTGGTGCACCCATCGTGCTGAGTGGCGTGATGGGTGATCAGTACCTGCCACCTGATCAGCCGTGGCTGTCGTTCCTGTTCCAGTACGTGCCCTGGTCGCCCTTCCAGAAGGCCCCTAAGGCTGATCCAGTGCTGATGGAGATGGCCAGCCTGTCAGGGCGTGGTGCCACCTTCCGGGGGCCCACCAACACCGACTTCGGCAAGGAGCTGCGATTGGATCCGGTGATGTTCAACGAGTACGTGAGCACCACTGCCAACGTGCGGGATCAGTTCGGACGGACCATCCACCAGGCGCTGGAGCAGCTGATCAACTCGGACTACTACAAGTCCCTGCCCACCGAGGAGATCAGCACCACGGTGATGAGCCAGCGAGCAGCTGCCATCGACCTGGAGGTCTCCAGGTTCCGCAAGTTGGGGCGTGATGCGTTCCTGTCCAACCACCCTGAAATCCAAAGGGAGGTGAAGACCATCGAGGGGCTGAACAACGACGTGAAGTACAGGCTTAAATACGGGCAACCCATAGACGTGAATGGGTTTGTAGAGGGACTCCGCTGATGGCCTACTCCTACGTCGTCTACGCCGGGAACGGGGCCACCACGCAGTTCCAAGTTCCCTTCCCGTTCCTGCGTCGGGAGCACATCAGCTGTCGGGTGGATGGCGTGGTGACGTCGTTCACCTGGGCCAATGACAGCACCATTGCCATCAGCCCTGCCCCAGCCAATGGGACGGAGATCAGGTTGCGGCGTGTCACGCCATTGGATGAGGCATTGGTGGACTTCACCGATGGCTCCACCGTGGTGGCCGCTGACCTGGACACCAGCAACCTGCAGCACCTGTTTGCTGAGCAGGAGCTGGATGACACGCAGCGAGAGAGTTTTGAACTCATCTCCACCACGGAGATCAGCGTGGGCGACCACCGGCTGAGTGACCTTCTGGATCCGGTTGACAACCAGGACGCTGTCACCAAGAACTGGCTGGGCATTGACACCCGCCTGGTGCGAACCACGGGCGATCAGATCATTGATGGCGCCAAGACCTTTCTGGACCCGGTATCAGGCCCTTCCCCATCCAGCCTGAGCAACTTTGCCACCAAGGAATACGTCGATGGCATTGCGCTTGGTGACGATCCTGCTGGCCGCCTGGATGCGTGGTACTTCGGGACCACACCGCCTGCCAACCCGGCCCCTGGTGACAACTGGATGGATTCGGCCACTGGCCGGACCTTCACCTGGGTGGATGACGGCAACAGCGCGGCGTGGGTTGAAGCCCTGAGCGTTGCTGCTGTTGGCGAAAAGGGTGATACGTCGTTGTGGCGGCAAGGTGCTGGGGTGCCCAGCAACAGCCTCGGCGTCAACGGTGACTTCTACCTGAACACCAGCAACGGAAACGTCTACGGGCCTAAGGCCAGCGGGGTGTGGGGCAGCGTCATCTTCAACATTGCCCAGGGCCAGACGGGTGCGACAGGTGCCACGGGCCCTGCAGGCACTGCAGCCACGGTGTCGGTGGGTACCACCACCACGGGCGCTGCAGGCAGTAGCGCCACTGTCACCAATAGCGGCACCAGTAGCGCTGCCACGTTCAACTTCACCATCCCCCGGGGTGACACGGGAGCAACGGGTGCAACAGGCCCACAAGGCCCGCAAGGGGCTACAGGCGCTACGGGGGCCACGGGGCCACAGGGCCCTGCGGGCGCCACAGGGGCTACTGGAGCTACCGGTGCCACCGGCCCACAGGGCCCAGCTGGTGCAGATGGCGACGATGGCATTGGCGTTCCCGCTGGTGGCACCACCGGCCAGGTGCTCGCCAAGAAGACCAACACCGACTACGACACCGAGTGGGTGGCGCAAACGGGTGGCGGTGGCGGCAGTGGCACGGTCACCAGCGTGGGCCTGTCACTGCCCGGGATCTTCTCGGTCAGCGGTTCACCGGTCACCACCAGCGGCACACTGACCGGCTCCTTGACCACACAGTCGGCCAACCAGGTGTGGGCAGGGCCAAGCACTGGCTCTGCTGCTGCACCCACCTTCCGGTCGCTGGTGGCAGCAGATGTGCCAGACCTCAGTGGCACGTACCAGCCCCTGGATTCCGACCTGACTGCTGTTGCAGGGCTCAGCTCCAACGGCTTGGTGGCACGCACTGGCAGCGGCACAGCCTCAGCACGCAGCATCGCCAGTGGGTCAATCATCTCCGTCACCAACGGTGATGGCGTCAGTGGCAACCCAACCGTCACCACCAGCATGGGGACGGGCAAGCTGCTGGGCCGGAGCACAGCTGGCACCGGGGTGGCGGAAGAGATCACCATCGGCTCCAACCTCACCCTGTCAGGTGGCACGTTGTCGGCCACAGGTGGTGGTGGTGGTGGCACCTACACCGTCAGTGCCACGGCTCCCAGCAGCCCAGCCGCTGGTGATGAATGGACCGATTCAGATGACGGCATCACCTACCAGTACGTCAACGACGGCAACACCAGCCAATGGGTTGAGCTGGGCCCGGTAGGCGTGGTGGGTGCCCCGGGAACTGACGGCACCAATGGGGCCGCGGCAACCATTGCGGTAGGCACCACCACTACAGGTGCAGCAGGGAGCAGCGCAAGTGTCACCAACAGTGGCACCAGCAGCGCTGCCACCTTCAACTTCACCATTCCCAGGGGGGACACCGGGCTCACGGGCAACACCGGCCCACAGGGGCCGATGGGGCCCAAGTCGATCACGATTGTGAGCCCCACTGCCACGGAAAAAGTGGTGATGTTCTTCACCAACACGGCGCTGACGGTCGCTCAGATCCGCAGCGTGATCATTGGTGGCACCAGCGTCACCTTCTCGATCCGGTACGGCACGGACATCAGCGGCAGCGGCACTGAAGTGGTGACCAGTGGCATCACCTGCAACAGCACCACAACAGGCGTGAGCACCACGTCGTTCAACAACGCCTCCATCCCGACAAACAACTTCGTCTGGCTCACCACCAGTGCGGTGAGTGGCTCTGTTTCATCCCTGCACGCTTCTGTGATCTTCAGCTGATGACTGTCCTCAGGCCTAACTCCAACATCACCCAGACCAGCTACACGGGTGGCTTTGCCGACATTGATGAGGTCACGGCATCTGACGCCGACCTGGCCTTTGGGGCGATCAACAGCGCCACCCCCGTGCTGGAGGTGGGCACGAGCAACCCAGCTGCATTGCCAGGCGGGGCGACAGGAGTCGTGCGGTGGCGGTCGGCCATCCGCAACGGCAACGCCACCATTGGCAGCGGCAACGCGATCACGGGCACCTGCATCCTGCTGCAGGGCTCAACCACCATCGCCAGCGATGCGTACACCGCAGGCAACTGGAGCACCAGAGAGTTCACGTTCACCCTGTCCAGCGTGACGGACTTCAATGACCTGCGGTTGCGGTTCACGCAGACGGCATCGGGTGGATCCAACAACACTCAACGCACGGGCCTGGCCGTGAGCTGGGCGGAGATTGACATCCCCGATCCCAGGCGGGTGTTTGTCATCACCTAGGCCGCCGCTACCTTTACATCACGGAGGACTGACCCATGCCGCTTGATTTCCCCACCAGCCCATCACTGAACCAGACGTACACCTTTGGTGGCCGCACCTGGAAATGGAATGGCACCGGCTGGCAGCTGGAGTCGCCACTGGTGACCACCGCTTCAATTCAAGATGCAGCGGTCACCACCGCCAAGATTGCGGACGGTGCAATCACCACCGCCAAGATCGCAAATGGCGCGGTAGCACCGGCTGACCTGAGCACAGGTGGGCCTAGCTGGGACACCAGCGGCAACCAGACCGTCACCGGCAACGTCACGCTGAGTGGTGCTGGCAAGTCATTCCGCGGGGACTTCAGCAACGCCACGGTGGCCAACCGGGTGTGGTTCCAGTCCACCACCACCAATGACTTCACCGTGGTGGGTGCGCTGCCCAATGGCACCAGCACAGCGTCCGCCTTCATGGCGACCAACAACTCCACGCCTACCAACGCCAGCATCGGCTCTTTGATCGCCGGTAGCGCGTCGGTGATCCTGGAGTCCAGCAGGTTTGGGACCGGCACTTACCTGCCGTTGGCGTTTCAAACCGGTGGCAGCGAACGGGCCCGCATCGACACCTCCGGCAGGTTGCTGGTTGGTACGTCTACTGCTCGTAACAACTTCTTCAATGATGTCAATAATACCCACAAATTACAAATTGAAGGCACAGATTACACCGCAGGCCTTTCGCTGATAAATAATAACACAAGCATATCCGATGGCACAAACGTAGTTATCTGCAAAAGTGCCGGGGCCAGTGTGGGGTCTAATGTATTAGTGAGAAGTGGGGAAACTCTTGGTGGAGTTGCTTTTTTAGGAAATGATGGGTCTGAGTTTGTAACAGCCGCTAGTATTAACGCTTCTATAGATGGCACCCCTGGCGCTAACGACATGCCGGGACGCCTGACCTTTAGCACCACCGCCGACGGATCGGCTACCCAGACCGAGCGGATGCGGATTGACAGTGCTGGCAGGTTGTTGGTTGGTACGTCTGCTACTCGTACCAACATGTATGGCGCATCGTACTCGCCAGCTTTTCAAGTAGAAACGGCAGGGACATTTACGGAGCGGACAGT